CTAGATTGGGCGGAATTTTTGCAACTTGCCACTACACACCAACCAAAACGGCAAATTTAACCGCACTTGGCATTCACGGTCAGCCGTCGATAAATACGGCAAGCCCTTTTCGTTTTCAGAATCAGGGTGCGAATGAACGACAGCTACAATCTCACCCACACTTTCCGCCCGAATCCAATCATCAGGCGAGATTTCAAAGTGATTAATCGGATCGACAGCAACATTTTCACAAGGGAAATAACGCAACTCACCGCCCTTAGAAACGACAAAACCGCAACTTTCGTGCGGTTCTGAGCGTGTGGCGTGATATAAAATTTGTTCTGTAAAAGAGATATTTTGCATTATTGTACACAACCTATTTACAAGTTAAGATTTAAGCGTATACTTACTGTATACAAAAAGGATAACCACAATGATTCTCTCGTTTAAACATAAAGGCTTAAAGCTATTTTTTGAAACAGGTTCAACAGCAGGTATTCAAGCTAATCACGCTTCTAAATTGCGTCTTCAACTTGCGACACTAGAGAACGCTGAAACTATTTCTGCAATGAACTTCCCTAGTTGGGATTTACACCCATTACAAGGTAATCTTGTTGGGCATTGGAGTGTCAAAGTCAATAAAAACTGGCGTTTAACCTTTAAATTTGAAAACGGTCACGCAGAAATTGTGGATTATCAAGATTATCATTAAGGAGCTGAAGAATGAGAATGTTTAACCCACCACATCCAGGCTTGTTGCTAAAAGAATACCTAGATAATGCCGACACTAGCATTACTCAAATTGCTAAACAACTTGGTGTCACTCGTGTCTGTCTATCTCGTATTATCAATGAAAAATCAGCGATTACCCCTGAAATGGCACTCCGTTTAAGTCAGCTATTGCCTAATACCACACCAAAATTATGGTTAGGTATGCAAGCAGATTTTGATTTGTGGCAATTAGAACAGCGTGCTACATTTCACATAGAACCGCTATTTGCTTAAGCCCCATGCTGCGTTGTACTTGGAAAGCCACCAAACGGCAAAATAGCATTAGCCCCAAATCTCAACTTGCAACCACGCAAACAGTGAGAGCAAGCATCTTTTTTCGGATCGGTTGTCGGGTTATCTTTTTCATCGGCAACAGGTCCGCCTGTGTAGCCACACTCCGCAGAACGATATGGCCAAATGCAAGTATCAGACGTAATCATCAGCAACGGAATACGTGCATTATCTGTTTCTGCGGGTAAAGCCAGCTCAAATGTCGCCACTTCATCATTGAGGATTTTTAGCTGTTCAATAATGAACAAACTCACACTTTCCTGTGTCGGATCGGCTTGTGGATTTTGTCCGTTAGGAAAATTTCGTGCATCAAGGAATTGAGCGTAAACTAAACGACGTGTCACTTTCGCCCCAATCCCTTGCCCGAAATCTGCCGCCAAAGCGGTGACAATGCCGTATAGATTTGAGATTGTTAAAGTCGGTCGATTACTCGGACCTTGACCGCTAATCTCAAAACCGTCCGCTTGAATTGGATAGGCTTGGTACTCATTACCTTGCCACCAGACATTCTGCTGACCTTGATTTAAGCCATTGTGAAAGCGTAATAACTCCCCTTTTTGTGTTTGGTCGCTATTACTGCTGATATGCCTTAAATCAATTTCCCATAGTTCAATCAAGGCATTTTGTTCAAGTTTTGGCAGTTCGTTTGCCATTTTTTGGGGTAGGGATTTTGGCATTACATACTCCTATCTTCTAAATTGACCGCCCGCACGAGCGAAATTATTGGTAATCGCTTTCTGACTTTCGTCCCTTGCGATACCTCTCATTGTTTTTAATAATTCGACGGTGATGTGAGTTCCATCTGGCGTTTCTTCTTGTGAAACTTTGGCATCTACTGCATTACCATTGTTGATGATTTTGACATTTACAGATGATTTACCCGATGCTTGATTTCGGTTTCCTTGATTTGCTAAAAAGGCTTTTAAATCTTGGTTAGTACGACTATCAACAACTCGCTCACCACGATCAAGCAACCACGTTCCTTCTTTTGGTATGCTATCAATACCAGAGTGAGCCATACCGCTTAATGAAACAGATTGAATAGTGGAAATAATGCTTGCAGTTTCAGATGCTACTGTTGCCATCGCTGCAATATTTGCAGGGAATGGCTGAGCAGCTGCATTGGCAATACCTTGCTGTATTTTCATAATACTGTCCGCAATTGCAAATGCTTTTGACATCGCAAACATTGTTTTGTAAATATCTGATTGTTCTTGCCCTGCGTTACGCATTACCCCAAGCATTGTATCAATTGCTCCGCCAAAACCAGAGATACTACTCATAAACAGATTTTGCGTATCTTGTGTAGCTTTGTTGTCGATTTGTGCTTTTGCATTTACAAAATCTTGGTATTGAATTAATTCCTGATCGTACAATGATTGTAATTCAGCTAACTTTGAGGTTTGCTGATTTTGGATGGCTTGCGTTGGATCGAATTCAGCTTTCCAGCGGTCATATTCACTCACTGCATTTTGCCCAGCTAATTGTGCCTGTTTATTTCCCGCATCCCAAGTGGCGTTTTCTGTGGCTTTTTTCGCTTGGTCATGAGTTAAACGCCCTTCCGCATTAAGTCGTTGAATATCTTGTAAATGCTCTTTTAGCTCGCGTGCATATTGCAACTCAGGGGCGAACTGTTCTGCTAATTTTGCACGTTCATTGGCAAAACGTTGTGAAATCGCCAATTTTGCTGACTCATATTCTTCGTGTGAAACTACCCCTTTTTTCATATGTTCTTCCAAGCGTTGGAGCATTCGTTGTTGCTCTGCATCAATTTCTTCAAGGCTGGAACGGCTGTGTTTGCGGATCTCATCGTAAAAGGAAAGCCAGCTATCACGGGCATTTTCACCGCCACCTCGACTGCCACGTAAACTCTGATTAATGCTTTCTGTTTGAGCTTGATCTTTGAACATCCCTTGTAATACTTGCTTGCCTTCAATCAGCTTATTCAAGGTTTCGATAGATAAATCAATGCTTTTATCCGCTGCATTAGCTGCGGTAATCGTACCGTTGGCAATATCAATTAGCACTTGGTTATATTCAGCCCCCTTTTCCCCAAGTAATTCATATAAGCCTGCTAAAACAAAAGCGGATTCTGCTTGTCCTTGCTGTTTCAATTTTGCCACTTCAAGATTTTGAGCCACCGTCAAAGAGCGCTCTTTTAGTTTCTTAAACGCCTCATCTAGCTCTAAATTGGCTTTTACGCCACCTTGAGCCGCCTCTTTCTGCTGTTTTATTGTGTTACTTAAACTGGCAATAACACCATCTGCTGTATTGGCATCGATACCTAGATTTTTCATTTTGGTACGAAAATCATCAATGCTTTTTCCATTTGACAAAAACACACCACCAAGAGCGGTTAATTGGTTGCTTAAAACTGAAAGATCGATATTTTTATTTTCCCGAATTCTTTCTAATTCCGCGTTTAATTTTTCAAGATCTTGCTTGGAACTTTCAGACAGTTCCAAACCAAATTGCCACGCACTTGTTTGAATTTGAGAGATTTCCGCCCGCACTTTGGAAATTTGCTCGCTATAATTTTCCATTGCTTGAGTTTGCTCAATAATCTTCAAAGTCAGTGCGCTTTCGCTTAAGCCGTCATAACTTTCTTTTAAACGGTTATTCGCACTCTCGGTATCTAACGCTGCCTCTTTTGCCTCTTGTGCCTTTTGGCTGAAATAAAACAACGCACCCGCAGCAATAGTTGCCGCCCCAGCTGGGCCACCAATAAGACCTAATGCGCCACTTAATAAATTTTTTGCCCCTGCGGCGGCGTTACTTGCAATAGACGCGCGTTGAGACGCTGTCGCAAGGTTATTCATTGCAACCGCCTCCGCATTAATAAGCCCCGTAATAACTTGTGCTTGTTGAGCCATTTTAGCCTCAATCGCTGCTCTAGCTTTCTTGGTTCGTGCTAATTGCATTTCTGAATTCAACAAATTCATTTTGGCTTGTGCAGCTGCTAATTCTGCCGCTGCTTGGGTTTGTGTGGCTTTCGCAGCGATTAAACTCGCTTGCGCTTGTCTGTGTGTTTCCACTCGAGCAAGAACCAACGTTGAAATAAACTTAGCCCCATTGCCAGCTGCAATTGCCAAAAGCACACCGGCTAAATACTCAAAATTCTGTGCAAGAAAAGAAATACCTGCCGCTAAGTTTTCTGTAATACCTAAAGTGCGGTTTTGTTCATCCGCAAATTTCATAAAGGCATTTTCCATTTGTTGCATTGCGCCACCAAAGGACAACGGCATTTGCTCAAATTTTTGGTTAATTTTTTCCGTTGAACCGTTAAACGCTTCAAAAATTAATTTAGATGTTAATTGTCCTTCCCCTGCTAATTTTTTCACTTCCGCACGGCTTTTCCCCATATATTCTGCAAGCACATCAAGAATAATCGGAGCAGATTCCGCAATGGTTTTAAATTCATCGCCTTGTAATTGCCCTGAACCTAAGGCTTGCGACAACTGAAATAATGCACTTGCTTGAGCCTCAGCACTCACACCACCAACAGCCATTGCTTTATTCATTGTTTCAGTAAATTGCAGAATATCTTTTTGCGCATAACCATAATCTTTTAACGCACGAGCTGAGCGGGTATAAAGCGTTGTTGTTGCCTCTAAACTTCCCCTTGTACGTTGGGCAATCTCAAATAATTCCTTTTGCACTTGGTTCATTTCAGTCATAGAACTTGTCACAAACTGCACTTGATTGCGTAAAGACTGCATTTTGTCCGCCAGCGCTAAGAGGTGAGAAATCCCACCGCCTATTCCAGATAAAGCCAATAACGCCTGTAAACGCCCAAAGCATTTATTTAATTGTTCAGTGGCGGTTTCTGTTCTTTTTGCGGCGCGTTCAACATTGTTTAAATCACGAGCAGACTTACCCGCACCGCTTGTGGTGACTTTAATGGCTAATGTTGCTAAATCTGTCATTTTTCCTACCTCAAAAATAAAACCGCTTGCATCTCATGACACAAGCGGTTTGATATTGATATTTTTTGCAAAATCTATTTAATGATTACATGCTTTACCTGATTTTTCTCAGCGTCTTTTTGCTGTTGAATTTCCAGCTCTTTCTTTAATCGATCTAAATAGACTTTATTTTTATAAAGCCCAAATGCAACAGAGCCAATCAGGGTGACGGATAGACCAAAAATCGTGGCATAAAAGAGCGTAATATCTTGAGCAAAAGCCCCTAATACGAAAAATATAACCCAACTCATCAGCCAACCGATGAAAACGGCTTTTACACAGGAAAATAAGAACATATGCGACTCCTTTTTTTGAAATCTAACACTACACCGATTAAATTTCAACAAATTTACGCTACCACTTCCCTAAATTGAGCTGAAAGCGTCCAAAAGCCTTGTTGTTGGTTTGTTTTCCATTCGTCACAACGAAATTTTCCTTGTGTTGAACTGTTCGGAGTCCATAAAAACGATTTATACCCACCGTGTCTATCTAAAAATGCGTCTATTTGCTTAATACGCTCTTCTGTGCCACTAAAAGAAATATCATAAATGCGGAGATTGTGATTTAATCCTTTGGGTGCTACTTGCTCGTAACCATTACCAAACTTAAGTTTCATCACCTCAGGTTTTTTCGTGAGTTGCATTCCCCAATCGGGATTAAAGTTAAAGGTTTCCACACTAAATCTCCGTATTTTGTACATTCAGGAAAATCACATCAAGCTGTTTAATTACCTTGATTTCCCATACTGCTAACTCTATCTGAAGCAGTCTATTCCACGCCTCAATCTCAGCATAAGTAATGGGACAAAGCCCCATACCTGACTGTCGAGAAAGAGATAATTCATAAAAAAAGCCCAGCAGATAACTTATCGCTGGGCTAATTTCGATATTCTCAAGCTCTTCAGGAACACTGCCCGTCTGCTCTTGAATAGCCAAAAGATGTTCTCGTAAGGTGCAATTAGAATCTTTTGGCTTTTTGTCTAATTCAAATTCTTTTTTAGCGTATGCCAACAAATCATCAATTAGCTCTTCAAGAACTTTCCCAAATCGTTAGAATGTTCAAGGACTTGTTCAATAATCCAATCACATTCCGTTAATAACATTCGGGCGTTTTCTTCCGTGAATGGCAGTTCTTTTTTGTCGCCAAATTCCACATTTTCCCAACCAACCATACGATTTAATGCTAACTCGATACTTTCTTGTTTGATTTCATCAAATTCCTTAAATTTAGGGTGGCGAGAACGAGCATTTTCCAATTCGCGTTTTTGCTCTTTGCGTAATTGTTTTGCAAAGAACTTTTGAGCTTGATCTGATTTTGCGCTCACTACACTAATAAATGCTCCCAATCCTTCACCCGTTACAGGATGAACAAGTTCAAAGCGATGTGAGTCTGAAATATTCTCTTTGGCAAGGTTTTTTAAGTTCATTTTTTGTTCCTTATAAACGAAAAAACCGCCAATAAAGGCGGTTTAGGTAAAATTTAGGTATAAAAAAAGCTCCGTTTAAGGAGCTTGGTTAAGGTTAGGCGAGTGTGTCTTGTACAATCATTGTGGTTGCTTTTTTCAAGCTATCATCAATGGTGCTTTGTGCATCAAAAACAGCGGGAAACGCATCATAATTCAGGGTTTGAATTAAGTTATCGCCACTGTTGACTTCGGATGAAGTGAGTTTCACGCCAGGTAAAATTAACGTAACATAATCTGAGTTGGTTTCACTTTCAGCATCCATTCGTAAGGCAAGTGAAAGGGATGTGCCATTTCTAACCGCTTGCCACATCTTTTTATCTTTCAAGTAAGTAGAAAACGAACCACTGACTTTGACTGTGCCAATAAACACATCAGGGGCGTAAGTTGCACCTAAAACAGGCTCACTGCTTGCACCGAGATCGATGTCAATCTTAAAACCTGTCACAAAACCGACTTCCTCCTTGTTGAGTAACAGTTTTCCTTTTACCCCTGCCAATTTTCCTGATTGAGCAATCGGGGTAGGATTGGTAAAGTAAGTGGCTTGTAGCTCTTCACTTTTTTGCCCTAAGAATGAAACGGTGACAGAGGAAATGCCGTTAGGCTGAACATCAATACTCATCTTAGAAACACGACAACCGGTATAAACACGGTTTACGTTAATATCTTGGAAAATCTCTTCAATGGTGAATGAATCCGTGGTGTGCTTAGCGTCAGGCACAATAAGGATTTTTCCATTTTTCTCGCCAGCACCATTTGAGGTTTTCTTAATAATCGGGGCTTTAGCCTCTGTGGTAAATGCACCACGCAGAACCGCAGCAAAGAACTGCGACCACTGCCCCGCAGAGAGTTCACCTTTAATATCGCCTTCGACCTTTTCAAAACCGACAATAGAGGCGGAACGTTGTAAATCAGAACGAATTTCTTCGGATTGAAATGATTCAAAATTTGCATTTAACGAGGTTTCAATGCGTGGAATGATCTTGGCTCCCGTTTTCTCAGCTTTTGTGCCAAAAACGGTTTCCTTGCTGACAACCAGTGTTCTTTTGACTTCTTGAGCCATAGTTACTCCTTATTCAGCTCGTAGGCTGTGTAATGGATTGTGATAGGTAAAGCCAACTTATCATCATTTAAAAAAATACCGCCAATGGTAGGCGGTTGAGAGATAACGACTTGAACATTCTCTTCAATGATAGATTGACCGTAAAAATGATTGCGGATGAGCTCCGCTCTTTCTTCGATAGCGTGCGTGCCGTTGCCATTTGGATAGAACAAGGTCACCTGTAAAAACCCTGTTTCAACAGAAAGCGGTTTATCGGAAATGCTTGCTGTATCACTGGTTGTTACAGAAAGAAAAACCGCTTGATAAGGTAAACTCACTTTATTGTTTACCCCTTCCCAAGCGGTATTGAACTTGCCTAATTCCGTTAGTTGCGTTTGTAGAATGGATCGAATGATTTTTTTCATTACCAAAGCCCTAATGTTGGATTTCTAGCTAAATATGCTTTTAGCTCTTTAACGGTTATCCGAACCATACCTTGCGGTGCTTGGATAGAATAACCATTCTTCGTTTTCCCTGATGGATTTTTCGGAGGATTAGGATAAAGCCCATATTCCAACGCAGGGGCATAAGGCAAGTTAGTTGCAATATAAATCACATCGCCAAATTTCGCCTTGCCAATATGTTCATTTGAGCCATTAAAATTCGTGGGTAAAGCTGAGACAGACACAGTCCAACTTCGTCTTAACGCCCCTGTATCAACAGGCGATTTCGCTTGCACTTTCGCAAAAGCATCTAACGCTACTTTACGAATGACTAAGTTTTTCCGTTGCTCAATCTGCTCAATTTGTTGCTGAATTTGTGCAATAAAACTACTCATTTCATTGTTTCCGCCCTTGGCATTGATAAAGCATTGCAACGTTAGCTGGTTTTATCGGTTGAACGGCAATAATGCTCCAGACTTCGCCATTCACTTCAACCGCTGAGCCTACCTCTGCTTTTTCTGTCAGATAAATCACCACGTCGCCTTGCTCTATTGTAACAGCTGACCCTTTAGAAGCTCCGCCGCTTTGAAATGAAGGGAAATCATAAGCCAGATTATCAAAAAGACAGTAAGCATTCTGTTTCCTGATCTCAGTTTGCATTTTTCCCGTGGCTGGATCGTATTGCCCAGATATTTGTGTTTTAATCAAACAAGGCGAACCAAACTTCTGAATTAACTGCTTGGAGATTTGCTTTAATTTGCCGTACAAGTTACCCCCTTAACAAGGACACATTGTTAGTAGATGATGAATTTAAAAAGCGAGAAAGCAAGGTTTTGACATACTCAAACCGATTGCTACTACCACTGATAGTCGCTTGATTTTCGTAATTGACAGAAATAGGCCCTACTTTCACGCTTGCCATCTTCTGTTCTGGGTTCTGATTTAGATCAGACTGCAATGCTAATTCGCAAACCGCATATTTCACTTGTAACGGAATTTCGCTACTCTCTTGACTACTTTCTTGACGTGGAAATTGTCTGATTTGCGTAGGATCTGCTTTCTCTCCCACAAAACGATAATTGTGATCGAGAAAATCTGATGCACTGACTAAGCGCCGAGCTTTTTGTTCATCATCAAGTTCATTCCACACATCAAAACTAGCCCTCAATTGATGGTAGCCATTTGCCTCTTCAAGAGAAACATAACTATCCGTTGGTACGTTCAGGGTCATTGTCTCCCCCTTCCGCTTGCTTTAATAACGCAATCAGCTCATCTTTCTTCGCTCCTTTTGGAATTTCCACATTTAAGGCTTTAAGTGCGGTGGTTAATTCTGGCACGGTCATCTTGTCTAATGGTTTTTTATCAGATTGTTCATCAACCCATTGAACCTTAACCCCTAAGGATTGATACGCTTGTGCAATCTTAGGAAAATCCCCATAAATCACCACATCGGTCACCTTACTTTCTGCTTTTTCAAAATACAGCGGATTTCGGTAATGTTTATGCGGCTCAAATCCTGTGGTTTGCGTTGTATAAATTAATTGCATTGATTACTCCTTCTCAACATAAAAAGCGGTACGATTTTGTTAATTTTTTGCAAAAACGCACCGCTTTTATATTCACTTAACTTAGTTAGCTTAATTCAATTAACACGCCAGCCGTATTTTTATTGCTGGTCGCATATTTTTGCCAACTTGCTTCCGTGCCAATGGTCGAAAGGTTAGGGTTCGCTCCCGCACTTTCTTTGTACGAATAACCTAAAACATCAAGGTTAAATGTGCCTTCCGCACGAATACCAATCGCTAAGTTTTCTTCACTGTTAATGTCATAAGCTCGGAAACCCGGTAATTGCGAATTCGTGATAGTAATTGCTCCGGCTTGTAAGCCTAAAATGGTGTTAGCTTTGGCTTTATCCGTTACTAACACAGGCTTGCCCATTGTTGCCGGTAAACCGCCATAAATAATCTGGTCTTCCGATTCAAATACTTTATTTGTAATTGCATCATCAATCAGATCAAAATAGACAGCAGAGTCCATCACCCATAAACCAATTCGCCCAAATTTATCCCCAAACTTACGCATCCCTTTGGTCAATACTTTTTTGTGATCGGTTGCAATAGACGCCGAGGCTTTCATCTCAGCATTCGTCCCAATTGCCGCCATTGCACCAGCAGTCAAGTATTTAAAATAACCGTCTAATAATGCGTCCGCATAGTCTTGGCCAATAAGGATAGAAAACTCCTCCGTGCTTCTCGCTCGGCGTTTCATTGCCTCTTCCGTAATTGCATAAGGGCCGTATTTAAACGGAATTTTCACGCCAACCATTTCACCCATCGCAATGGTTTTATTCTCAACCGCGCCATTACTATTTACATCACGATGTTCCAAAGAACCACCGATTTTGTAAAAAGATTGTTTTCGAAAATCGCCTTGGATATTCTCATCTTGCAATAAAATGCAGCCGTTTGAAGCAGCATTAAATACATTAAGATTATCTTGAATACGCTCTAAATATGCAGTTTGAGCCAGTTCATTGTAGATAATCACATCTTTGTTTAAGCCTGTTGCCATAATGTTTTCCTTTATTCTTTAGGTAGATTAAGATATGCCTCACGACCGTGCTCCTGAATAAACTTGTTCATCTCTTCAGGGGTCATTTGGCTACGTTTAAATTGTTTGCCAGCGGGAGAGCCTGCACCACCGCCACCACCGCTTGAGCCAGAGCCTTTTAGAATAGAATCTTTGTTAGGGTAAGCATCCACTAAAGCCTCTAACGCCTCTTCAAAATCCGCACGTTGCCCTGGTTTCACTCGACTGAAAATTTCGTTGCCAAGCGCATCTTTTGCCAAAATTGCACCGTTTTCATCAATGCTAAAATGCTTACCAAAGAACGCTTGAGCCACATCAACAGGCATTGCCAATTTCTCTGTGACAAACTTAGAGCGAGCAAACGAACCTCCAATTAACTCAGTATGCAACTGCCCTTGTACTTTCTCTGCTAACGCTTTGGCATCTGCCAGCTTTTGCTCATAACCCTTAATCACTTCTTGTTTAACCTTTTCCGCTTCACCTGCATCAATCAGTTTTTTAGCGTCAAGGTTTTCCACCGTTTTTAAGGCTTCTTTTGCTTTTGCTACATCATCAATCCCGTCAAACTTTTTGAGTTCCGCTTCCGCTTTCTCTTTAGCCTCACGGTGTTGTTTGTTTTCAGCATTGAGCGAAGAAATTTTTTGCATTGCTTGCGGTGCATCAAAAGGGATTTCCTTCCCGTCATCGTGGATATACACGGGTTTACCATCTACAACCACAACATTGCCTTTTTCATCGAGTTTTAATTTCATTTGGATTTCCTTCCTAAGTAAGTTTGTGTTTCTTCCGAAACGTGGACAATAAAAAACCGCACGATCTTGCGAAAGTGCGGTTAGGTTTCAGGTAATAAAAAAGGTATGATCGTCATAACCACACCTTAAATATCAAGTAATAACTGTTCCATTCTATCTAGCCGTGCTATACCAATTTCATAAGTATGCTTTTCTAATTTTCGTTTTTGTAATGCTCGTCCTGCTTCGCTTGCACGTTTTTTTGATGCGTTTTCATTTTCTTCTAGAACTTCTCGCCGTTGTCGAATTTCATCCCACTTCGCTACGCCCGTAGTCCAGTAATCCCAAAGCACTTCGTAACATTCTTTTTGATAACGAATAAGTTTCTCTTTTAATTCTGGCTTAACTTTGGAAACTTTGACCCCAAATAGCCACCCATTGAGATAGTGCAATGGTAAACAAACCGCTTCTTGTTCACCACCATTTGAAGGTATTCGTATAACACGAATACCTTGCGAAAGAACCTCATTGCGCTGTAATCGCTCGAATTGTGCGTGCCAGACTAAACCGATATTTTCTACAATCTGTTTCATCGGTACATAAGGCTTGCTGTTATGATTGATGACTAAAATTTCTGAACCAAAGAATTTTGCTTTTAATGCTTGCATAAATGCCTCCTAGTTTCTTCCCACTAAAAAGAAACCTGTAAGAAATAGCGAGTGGGAGACACAAACGCTACTTGTCGAGTGTACATCTCTATCTTACAGGTAATAAAAAACCGCTTACACATTGCTGTATAAGCGGTTTAGTTGAAATTTTGGTATAAAAAAACCTAGCACTTAGGCTAGGTTAGTAGAAATAGTTTATTGAGAAAGATCTTTAATTTCCTGATCGCTTAGACCTAGTCTTTCCCAAATAGCATAATAATTATCATCTAAAGCAAGTTGTACAGCCTCTTTAAATTCACCAACATTTGCAGGGTACACTGGATACTCGTCATCATCTGATAACGGATAATCTTCACAGCACGTCCAAATAGCCCAATGAGTTAAACCGCTAAGCCCATTTAATTCAACAAGATGATTATTCCAAGTCCAAGTTATCAATAGAATAAAATAATCTACACTGTTCTTCCCATCTAGAAGATCAATACAATGCTGCTTAAAATCTAATTTTGAATGAGATGACTTCAAATAAGAAACCGCATTAGCAGCTTTATCCCATTCTTGTTTAGCAAATTCTTTGTTTGTCATCGTAAATATCCACTTTTCAAATAATTAGATAACTGAAACCGGTTCATATCGGGCTCATCTTTAGGAATAAACGCAGTAACAAAATTTCCATCTTTATCTATTACTACCGCCATCCCAGTGATTTTATTGTAAAAAACCCTTGAACCCTCTAATCTATATCGCCCAAACTCAATTGTTTCAACATCATTTAAATGCTCAATAATTGATTCTTGGTATCGTTTCAGCATTTTAGGATTTTTTTTAGTATTATCAAAGCCAAAATCTTCAATATGCTTAAATTTTCTATCTAACTGCTTTCTTGTAAATTTTGTCCCTTTTAATACAAATGTATCAACTTCTGGATAAATATAATTTGGATCAAATCTATAACTTAAATCTTTTAACGTCAACGGTCTCCCACTCTGATCCAACATATCCGCAAAAGTAATCACGCCTCTACGCCATAAATCCGCCTTACCTTTGCCCAATACCTGATCTTGTTGCTCAGGCGATTTGCTTTTCAACCAATTTTCGTAGTTAATTTGCTCTGATACAGGGCCGTCTTGACTTGCTCTCGTGCTTGACGGCATTTCTTCTGCATCAATCCCAAGCTCTTTCCAGCTCTTGGTTACAAGCTGTAAAATACTGCGGCAACGTGGGTGCAAAGGCGGTCGTTGATAAGGTACATCGTGGTCTATCGGCTTTTTATCTAAATCCCACATTAACCCATCTCTTAATTGACATACGGTTGATGTTCGAGTGTCTAATGTAGAAAGGTGTTTTTCTCCTGCCAAAATATCAAGGTTTTCATCTCTTAAGGCTTGATGAGCTTTATCCGCCACTTTAGCCACTGCAGTAATGACTAAGGTTTCAGCGTGTCTACGAGACGTATTCATCAAATGCTTAACATCGGTAATCATTTGACTTGTTTGTTGACCATCTAACAACCCTTGGCGAATAATTCCCTCAAACTTAAAGGCAAAATCATTGCCTTGCTTTGCCCACCAATCTTCTAAGGGTGAACCTGCAATAATCGTTGCGGTTTTATTCGCTTTTTGCTTATATTCAGGCACTTGATTAAAAAAATCAAAGCCGACTTCATCATTGTAAAGCTGATGAATATGTTGGGTTTCCGCCGTGAAAAAACCGCTTAACTCGTCTTGCGTGTAAGCGGTCATTTCTTGATAGACTTTTGCCACTTCTTGCTTAAGCTCCTTAAGCAGTGTGTCTAATTGCTTTTTAGGTAAAGCATCCACACCTGCGGCTGCTAAACGATTGAGCAACTCACGTTGTGTTTTACTCAGCTGTTTCATTACCTGCTGTCTAAGATGTGCATCATAACGAAAATGCAGAATTTTGCGATCAGTTAATGCGTATGCAATACGACTATTCAGGCTTTGTTTCGGCTTGTCCTGCGAACTCAAGGTCATATTCTACCCCCTCTTCATTTAAGCGAGCCTGTTCATCTTCCCATTCCACATTATCGCTAATCAACCCACGGCGTTTTGCTTCATTAAATACGGTTTGTTTTGAAAGCGTGCCGGCTTGTTGCATTTTAATGACCATATCCATCGAGGCATTTGGATCGAGATCGTCATCAATGTTACCGCTAATTTCTACCTTACCGACATCATCAATACCCAACCACAACCCAACATATTCCAAGGCTAAATCTAACGCATCTTCAAATTTATTCGCATACAGTCGCAATAAACTGATTTCTTTACTTTGCTCATCTTTAGCTTGGCTGTCAGTCATCGCTAACACCGTTTTATCTAAGAGTTTCGCACCCGCAACACGCATTTGGCTTTCCAACTCTTTCAAACTCTCTTGCCCTGCGTTAATCGCATTACCTGAATGTTCGATATAAGCAATTTGAGAACCGGCTGGTAAATGCAATGCACTACCGCCAACTTGTAGCTTATTGACTTCAGTATCGGAGAAAATCCCTAATAACGGCACGCGAGCAGTATTTAAAATGTTGTCCTGATCGGATTGTGATTGCCAATGCTTAACATTCAAATAGGCCAATTCAAGCAACGGCGGCTCACCTAATGCAAACACATTGCTTTCTTTCGTAATAAACGGCACAACAGGCACCACTTCAAGCGGTCGATTTTGAGCAAGAAGTTGCACATCATCAATCAGCGTCCATTGCCCCTCTGTTGCTTTATACTTACGCATACGGCCGATTTCGTACACATAAATTATTTTTTCAATCTTCGAACCAAACTCGCCATCATCTACCGACACTTCTTCCATATAGCGGAACTGCGTGATTTGTCGTTTCCCTTTGATTTTATCCGTTTTAAATCCCAAAACATTTTTAGGCTTAATCAAAATAAAATAAGGGCGAGCATTAGCCGCTTTCTCATCGGCAATGGTACGAATATTCTCAGTACGGGTGTAATCCACTAAGCACCATGCCACGCCGTAAGTTAAACCTGCATTAAACCAACGAGAAGAAAATACATCGACATTATTTCCCTCTAAATCCACATCAGGCAAAATATCTTGCTTTAATTTATCGTGAACGTCATTTGTCGTAATCGGCTCAAAAAAAACTCTACCTGTCATTTGGTAGAGCGTTTCCGATAAAGCAGGATAAAGCGTTGAGCGGTTAAGTCTGTTTTTATAAGCCTCTTCTTCCTCAAGACTGAATTGATAAAGGTATTTTTTACCTGCCTGTCGCATTGTTTTAGTACCGCCAAGCAAATCATCAATCATCACACCTTTTTCATTCAACGCCCTGATTTCACGCATAACAATAGCAACATCAGACATAAATTATCCTTAGTAAAGTTTAAGTGGATTTTGGCTAAAATCCCCTTTCCGCTGAATACGAGGATTAAGCGCATACCGCAACGCATCAATATAGTGGTTATGTGCATCAATTACAACAGGCAACACATCGCCAGATAAGCGGTCGGTTTTATAGCTATACAAGCGAAATTCATTCAAGGTTTGCTGACAACGTGGGTGAATGTAGATTTTCTTATAGGATTTAATATGAGCAATCCCATCTTCAACACTCCCTTTCCATTTTGAAACGCCATCAATACGAGGCAAGCCGTGTCGCTTTAAATAGCTAATAGACTCAGGTCTTGCTGAGTCTGCTCGTATTACATACTGCTCAATGCTGGCAATACCTTTCTGCAAAAATGTCGCTGTATCATCAAGCTCTAACCCGACTTTGCCAGCCTCATATTCAATATACAATTCATCCTTAAACACCCAGCATTTAATCGCTGCAGTTGGGTCTTGAGCAAAACCGAAATCCAACCCGTGATAAGGACCTTCAAAATCAGGTAAAGGCTTAAACTCAAGCTCTTGGTATTTTCCTCTAAAGACTTGAGCCTCGCTTTCTTCAAGATAATCCCCTTCCCAAATCCAACGATAAGTCGCATCATCTAAACGGGCTTTATCCCTTAAGCGTTCTTGCTCTAATACATCAGGAAACCACGGATTATCGCTATAATTCATCTCAACAATCGCCATGCTTTCATCTTGATACTGTCTAAAGCGTAAATCCGTTGCTGAACCTTTCTTTTCAGGGTTCCAAGTGAGCCAAATTTCCGAACCGCTTTCACGCACCGTAGGCAGAAGTTTCCGCCATGCCATTTCACTCACGCTTTCTGCTTCATCAATCCACGCAAGCAAAATTCGTGCTTTTGATTTAATACTGTCAAGATTATGGCGAAGACCGGTAAAAATATAAGAAATTCGACCGCACTTTGTATGTACATATTTCTCACCAACATCAAAAAAATTTGCTAACCACGGTTCACTTTGAATGGCTTGCTTAATCTCTTCTAATGATGAATCTTCCAACGAGTTCATAAACTCACGACCGCATAAAATCACACCGCTTTCGCCTTGCATTGCCCGTTGATATGCAACAACCGCAGTCATCTTGGCAAAAGTGCGTGTTTTTGCCGAACCACGACCACCATAAGCACCACGATAACGCACATTCTGCTGTGTAAACACCGGTATCAGTTTAGGGGGAAGATTAAGCTGTATTTTCATTTGGTGCTACCAACTCAATAACCGTAGGGCGAAGTGAACCGTCAGAGTTTGTCACATCGACTTTATCCTTAAACATACCGAGATGTTTACCTAACAGCTCAAGTGCTTTATTTGCTGCGTGCGGCTCAAAACAAACTTTCTCTACGTCCATAGGCACAATAGAGCCATCAACCTTACTCAACTCCGTTTCTGTGATTTTCTGCTTGCCTGTACTCATTGAGATGATTTCAAGTAATCCCTTTAAAACATCATCTTGAGTAACATTTACACGCTCAGCTCGTTTGTTTTGTGCTTCTTGAATTGCTTCTTGGATGACAAGTTTTGACAAGTTTTCTGCTCCTATTTGCCGAGCAGTGTCCGCACTATAACCAGCTCTAATCGCCGCTTGTGTTGCGTTAAGGTCAATCAAATATTCTTCAACAAACCTTTGCTGTTTATCCGTTAATTTAGATTTACCCACGCCTTTAGACGTGGATTTACCCTCGTCTTTCTTGGTCATAAGATAAATCCTTAAAATTTGTTATATATAAATCACATCACTTGCGTATTTTCTCGGGGATTTATCTAACAACCCCAAAACCATATGCAAATTATGTAGCATTTGTTTTACACAAAAGAAAACCGCAATGTACTCAGAAAGCAGTGACTGCGGTCATATTTCTTATTTGTATTTGTTATACCACTCTCTAATGCTATCAACCTGACCCGCACATAAGTCACGTTCTCCCATCACCTTAACGAGATACTCGATAGCATCACCATAGGTTGTGCCACCAAACTCTGACCGCTCACACGGCACCAAAAAGGCTTGCGGAGGATATAAATACTCAATCTTTGTCTTTGTTATGCAACCGCTTAAGCTCATCGACAACAGGACGAGGCAAAGCAGTAACGCTACACGGCTCTTTCTGTAAAATAGCTTTAATCTGTTCAT